AATCTCCGGAGAGTCCATAAAGCCGGACCAGGACAAAAACGGCGCATCGATGATGTTGCCGCACGGCCCATCAAACAGGCAGAGGTAGATGTTGCACGTATGGAAAGCCTCGATCTCGTCCATCGACTCGGTGAGCAGATCCGATGGAATGCCCGACAAGCCCAGCTTCACGCCCTTCGCCTCGATGGCCAGCGTCTCGCCGATGCCCTCGACACTGCCCAGCCCGCCAACGCCGATATAGCTGTTGCCATTCCACGGAAGCGTGCCCAGGCCATTCCAGATGTGCACCGTGTTGTCGGCGTACTCCAGATCAACAAGGATGGCCGGATAGATCACGTCCTGGCCCAGCGCGTCGATCATCGCCAAAGAGAGGTCGCGCATCAGATGGCCTCGATGATTTCAAGCGCCCCAATGCCCCACAGCGCGTCCGTTGTCACGCTGCCCGAGGTAACGCCTGGCTTGAGCTTGAAAAGTCCCTTACAGGCCCGCGTGGTGATCGCAAGGCCGTCTACCTGGCAATCGGAGCGAAGGTTCGGCCAGATGTTCAGCGTCGCGGCTCCGTTTACGTCCGAGCTGGCGTCGGCCGTGACCCGGTGAAGCCGGTAGTCGCCGATCTGGATGTAGTCTCCGGCGCGCAGCAAACAGCTCTGATTGGCCGCCCAACCTTTCGTGATGAGCGAATAGCCAGACTGCGCGCCGTTGACGGTCGGCGTGCCAATCGCCGTGCCCATCGGATACGTGGCCTTCGGATCGCCGAGCAAGAACGCATTCGCGCCACCACGGCAGGCCAGCAGAAACGCGGTCCAGGCGTTGTAGCTGCGCTGGCTCATTTTGTTGAACGAGACCTGGCCAGACCACCACGAAGCGCCCCAGTCATAGGTCTTGATCGCGCCAGTGAACGGGCTCTGTGTCGTGGCCACCGCTTCGTTGTTGCTCCACTCGATGCTCTGCGGGCCGCTCACGTCCCGCGCCGCATAATGCGGGCACCGGATGAGCGTCATGCCGTTGTACGTGGTCATGGATTCCCCAAAATAAAAGGGCGTCCCGAAGGACGCCCTGCAAACTGCACAACCATTTTTCGTTGGCGAAAAGCTAGACCACCGTCGCTCCCGACAGCAGCGCAGTCAGGCTCGGATGATTCTTCAATGCGAGGTAGGCCTGGCACTGAAGAATGTCATTCACTTCGGTCGGCTGCGTGCCCGAAGGATCGGTGCCGAGCATGGTCGCAAAGTTGGCACTGTACAACGTGCTCGACGAGCTGCTGGACGTGCTGGCCGTCTCATCCGCGAAACCGTAGCCGTCGCGCGTCAACGGCTGACTGCCGCCATCGGCAGCCGCCTTGCTCGCGTAGACCTCGAACGAGACGACGGCCTGTGCCGCCTTGTGCTGTACCTCGACCTTGGTGATGCGGAGATATGCGGCATCGTGCGTCGTGCCATAGACGTCGGTGTAACTTGCAAGCTGGTAGGCCATCTATCGAGCTCCTTTGCGTTTGATCTGCTTGCGCAGTTGGTTGATTTGGCGCTGCTGTTCCTGCACGGCAGCCCAAAGATATGCGGTCATTTCGTTTTGCTTGAGCATGCGCGCATCATCTACATCTTTTGCGCTACCATCCTCGGCATAGACTTTACCCGGCTTACTGTCGACTGATGACGCCATACCGTGTGACTCAACCTCTTGCGCAATCCAACCAGTTTGTACTCCTTGATCCTGCTTTGGATCATTCCACGCAAATTGCACGGCGCGTGTTGCCAAGACTTTATCTAATGCTGATTTGGGGTCTAACGTGTGAATGTTATGTTTATCGCGTGCATCCGAAGTTGCGGTCCACGAGATTCCGGCAACCCCACCGTTAACTTGCAATGTATAACTTGGAGAGTCAGTCCCGATGCCCACATAGCCGTTTAACGCAACATACATGCGCAGTATTCCATATGTAAAAAACTTCAAACCTGCATATCCCGACAGATGTGCAACAGGGCCAGATGCAATGGCTGAATCATAATACCAGCCCAACGAATAGTGTCCTACCGTATTACCGTCATAGGTAAACACATCACTATCATTGTTATACCCAAGCGAATGCCCTATACCTATCGATGCATAATTAGCAAAGAAGGAATGACCGGCAAAAAACGATGTGCCAGCTACGTATAGCTTATAACCGGCATCTGTTTGTGTGCCTATAGCAACATTTCCGGACCCAAAGATGTTAAGCATGTTGTCGGCGCCAAACAGTCCAATGCCAACATAATTGACAGTAGAAGCACTGGCGTTGTAGTTGAAAATTAGACTGCCCGAGTTATACATACTGGCGGCCTTGCCGAAATTAATTCCTCCGGTATATCCTCCCGTAGCGGCATAGGGACTCATAACGTACAGGGCAATATCGTTGCCATTGGTATCTTCAATGATTGTCTTCGCGCCGCCGACAATATGTATCGGCGAAAGAATCGTTTGCGTAGCTGTCTGCGTGGTGCTCAGATAACCAATCGCCCGTGCCGCCGAGCCATTGAAAGCCGTTCCCGCCCCCGCGCCATCGGTAAGAGTCAACGCGAAAGGATTCGCCGCCGTGATCGTGCATGATCCAGCCAGCGCACACGAAACGCCATTGACCGTGCTTACGCTACTCGACAACGTGGACACAGGCACCGTGCCAGTAAGCGTGCCCGTAAAAGAGAGGTTGCCATTGATGGTCGTATTGCTCAGAGTTGACGTGCCAGAGACACTGAAGTCTCCATTTACCGCCAAAGACCCGCTCGTCGACGAGGCCGTAAACAGCGCCGGTAGCACCAATGCGCCCGGATCAAATGTATCCAGCGTCCAGGTTGTTCCCGTGATCGTTGTCGTGCCAAAGTCGCGAATCACGCTCGACGTGTTGAGCGCCGACGTGAGCGTGATGTGGTAGCGCACATTCGTCGGCACCGTGGTCAACGAGTCGAACACGGCAAAGCCGCTCTGCAGCGCGCCATTCGACACAAGGCCGCACTTCTTCACGGGCACCACCTGCGCGGAACTGTCCCGGTAGCCGATTGCGATACCGCTCGCATCCACCGGCTGAAAGCAGAGCCGCGCGGCCGCGATCTTTCTCCCATTCAAGTCGGTGATGTTGCTTGCCGAGATGGTCGTCGTGCTGGCCACGGCACAGGCCGCGGCCGACAAAAGAAGCAGAACAGAAAACAGGTATTTCATCTAGTTCCCCTGTGTGAATTGCGCGAAGATTGCGGGCCACGTGGTCGAGGCGCTGTCGGGCGACAAAGAAAACGATGACCCGAAGGCCTGAATCGTGTCGCCGGTGGACGTGTCTACGAGAAACGCACTGTACCTGGCCGAAGGATTGTCCGGGCTGTCCGTGGTCGAGTCCAGGCTGATCGCAGGAATCGTCAGCGTGTTGCCACTCACCGTGCAGGCCGATTGGATGTAGAAATCACCCTGGCCGGCGGGGCTATCCATGGTCTTGAGCCAGATGTTTCCCGCTAAGCTGGTAAAGGTCGCGCCGATCTTGATGCGCAGCGCAACCGTCGAGCCGCCCTGCCAGTCCGACAGGGCGACGCTGCTGATAGAAATTGCCATGGTTTACCTCGGAGTTCTGCGAGCGGAATCCCGCATGTTTCGGTCGGAGTCAGTCACCGCCTGCGCGTGCGCCATCGCCATGCCGCGATAGACGGCCTGATGGACCATGGCCGCGTCGGTGCCGCGTGCATCGATTTTGTAGACGGGCGAGCCGCCCATACTAGCCAGTTGGTGGTTCGGCACGATACTGCCGCTTGTGCCCGGAATCATCAGCTCTGGACCGCGCTCGCCGACGATGTACGGCGTGTCAGCGGTCACACTACCGCCCGCCGCACGGAAGCCACCGAAGATGCTGCCCGAGCCGAACAGATGCCCGCCCATCAGCTTGGAAGCCGTATCACTGTCGTTGAGCCAGCCCATCAGAGACCCGATGCCCGACTTCATTGCAGAGCCACCCGCCGTGGCGGCCACAGAGGAAGACTTCCCCCCAGCGGACTTGCCGACAGAACCAACCACACTGCTCAGAACGTCGGCCCCTGTCGAATCTCCGGCAACGCCAGCCAGGCCAGGGCCAGGAAGCTGGCTGCTGACAAAATTCGTGCTCGACACAGCGTCATGATTCATGGCCGCTTGCAGTGCATCAAAGTTGGTGATGATGCTCTCCGTATACAAACGAGCATCGGTGGCCGAGCCATCTCTCTTTTTGCCCTTTCCGAGGAACAGGCCTTCCATCTTTTCGAGAGACTGCGACGCCAGTGAATGCGCGGAGCCCTCGAACACGCTAGCAAAATCTCGGCGAGAGCCATGGCCGATTATGGCGTTTGCGGTTGCCGAATTCATGCCGCCTACAAACTGCTGCAGATCCTGCGCCAGTCCCCTGTAGGTCTCCTGGCTCTTGCGCCGCATCTCGTCAAACACAAGATCAATTTGTCCATGCAAGGTTGCATAGGATTCGCTCAGCCTGTCGGCGTCGGCCTGCAGCTTGTGTCCGCTGTCCAGGTCGTTGAGCTTGGTCCGGACATTGAGTTTTTTCGCTTCATTCTCGGGGTCGATGACCGTACCGCCCAAGAAACCGTCGAGTTGCTGAAGCTGTTCCAACTGCGCCGACAGAGCCTTGCGCTGAGCCGCATACTCGGCGTCATGTTGCTCCGCGAGCTTTACAGCGTAGGCATACTGGGTGATGCTGCCGGCAGCCAGGTCATACCCAAGAGTTGCCGCGTCCAGTGCCGCTTTATTCTTGGCCGCTGTCGCAGCGGCCTCTTCCTGCGCTCGCGCAAGTTGGTCCATCCCTCGCGTAATCGGCTTCCAGCCCGCCGCAGGCTCGGGACCGATCTCAGCCAACTGCTTGCGCATGGCAGAGATTTTTCCCGTAATTTGCATGTTGAACTGCTGCGTGGAATCCGCAACGTGAGAAAGAATCTTCTCTGTCGCCTCTTTGCCCCACTTGTGAGACGCCAAGACATTTTCCCAGTAAATTTGAGTCAGACCAGCACCCAAGGAAAACTCGGCCTGCATCTCCTTGATGTGGTTTTCAAGGCCGCTAAGCTCTTCCTCTTGTGCCTTGCGCGCGGCCGTCTGAGCCGCTTTGTCCGCATCGGAACGCGCCTTGCCATCCTTCGCGTCATGTAAGGACAAACTGCCAGAGGTACTGGCAATCTCCGCATGGGCGGTCTGCATAACGTTGCTGATGGTTTGCCAGGCCGAGGACGCCCACGTCATGTCCTGGCTTTTCTCGCCCTGGTGCACTCGCAACCACTCATACAACTGGCTGGTTGCGGGCGCTAAAGCCTTGGAAAGCGCGTTTTCCCTGAGTTGCTGCTGCTCAACAACATTCTTTCTGTTTCCAGAAGCTGCGGCGCGCTGCATCACGTCGTCATATTCGCCATTGATCTCGGACACTCGCGACAAGGCGCTCGTTACGCCCTGCCTTACACCCGACAGATCGCTATTCGAGGAAGAACCAAGCAGGCGATCGATCCAGCCCTTTTTCTCCTGCCCTTGCAGCTTGAGCATCTTGTCGATGTCAGTGTCGAGTTTCTTCGATAGCTGCTCGGCCGCGTCAGCCGCGTCCAGTAAGGCATTTTTCAGGCCATTTTGCGGCTGCTTCTTGGTCAACTCGGCGATCGACGACTCAATCGTCCGGTTGGCCTTCTCAAGCTCCATCCGCACAGATCCCGTGCTGGTCGCCAGCTCGCCCCACGCCTCCTGCGCTTTCTTTGCAGCCTCCTCCTGCTTTTTGAAATGCTCTTCAATCTTCTCGAAGTTTTCAAACGCCGCCTTAGCAAAAAGCAACACGGCCGCGACCGGAAACATCGCATTCATCGCTGCAGTAACAAGCGGCACCTTAGCCAAGACGCCTTGCAACGCTCGAGGAATCTCCGCACCAATGCTCTCGCTCAGCATGTGAATGGCATGCTTAGCCTCGGTGGTCTCCGAGCGCATCGAGCGCGAAAAATCCCTCGCCGATTTCGTCGCTTCGCCAAGGGCCTGCTTGAACTGCGTCGTTTCGAGCTGCAGGCGCGCATAAAGCCCCGCAATCTCCTGCCTGGACGCCATAAACGACCTACTTCCTCACCGACAGGGGCATGAGTATCATGTTGACCCTCTCGGCAATTTCTTGATCTGTGGGCTCGGGCGCTTTCGGCTCTTCGTATCCGGGAATAAACATGCCCGGAGTGAGCGGCTGCTTCGGATGGCACATCGAGAAGTTGGCCGTAGTGGCCGAAACAATGCCGGCCAGAAGGAACTCATGATCCTGCCTGCGCTGATACCTCTTTGTCAGATAAGAAAGCTGACGAGGAGTCGAATGCCAGAACTCCTCGTCAGACAATCCGAGGTTGAATCGAGCAAAAGACCAAAGCTCATGCCAGCGCTGACTGTTTGTCAGCCCTGGCTCTGTGCGTTTGGGTCTTCCGCCTCGGCCTCTTCATCGGCCATAGCCTTCGCCCACGCCTCGATCACCTTTTCCCAGATGGGAATGATCGTTTTGCGCGTCACCACCCCAGCCACATCGCTATACGCAATGCCAGGGTGCTCGCGCAGCGTGGCAGCATAAAGCATTCCCCGCACGATACTGATGCGAGGGGTTTTCACATCTTTGCGACTCATGCCAGTAAGCAAAGAAATCCCTGCTTCGTCCTCGGCTTGGGCAATCGCGTCAAAATCGAAGCGCAGCCTGTAAGTCTGCGCTCCGACGACCAAATCGACAGTCGGCTTCAAAGGATCCATCAGTTAGGCTCCCAACGTAAGAGTGATGATGCCCGTAATCTGCAGCGTAGTCTTGAATGTGGTCGCCTTATCCACGCTGATGATAGGCAAAAGCGGAGACTTGACGTACGCCGAGAAGCTATACACGTTGCCTGTAGTGCTCTGTCCGGGACCAACAGGAAGAGTCACTTTGAAATCGTAGGCGTCTTGCGTTGCAAACGCCGTGTTCAGTGCCGCCTGGCCGGCATCGGTGGGCAAATAGATGCCCTCGAGTTCCAGTGTTCCCGAGCTGATCGTGGTAGGCATAAGCTCATCGACCACAGCCTTGCCTGACTTCGGGCTTGAGAGGTTGGTGATCTTGTCGTACGTCGCTTCCGCACCCGAGAAATTCGGGGTTTTGACTTGCAAAATTTCCGTGAACGTTTCCGTGGTGGAACCGTCCGTAACACCGCCAATAGACAAGACGGTGCCCGCGCCGCTGTAACCTTTGGTCGCCATACTGAACCTCGTTTAGTTTTGGAAAGTGAAAATGACATGCAGATGCGAGGAATAAATCTCAGCATCCGCGTTCCAGTCGTCCTGTTGGTTTACGATCTCGGCCTCGAAGACACGTGTACCGTCTGGCAGGTCACCCTTGAAGCCAGAGAACAGGCCGTACACCGCTTCAATGAGCGCCGCCGCATCGACGTATCGAATCGCCGAGCACTCGAACACGATCCGGCTCTGGCTGACGCCCACATCCTCATTCAGGCTGTACGTGGGCGTCCGCGAAACGACTTGATAGGTGACGCAGGGATAATCTGAAAGGTCTACTGGAGCCACGATAGGGCGGATGCTTTTCGCTATCGTGGCAACCACAGGTGAGGCCGCCAAGGCTTGATACACGCCCTCAATCAGCATTGCGAATGCCCTCTTCAATGGCTTCAATCATGGCGTCCAGCACTTCCTGCTTCGATTCATCCATCCCGCCCTCGATGAAATAGCGACCAGGAATCGCCTTGATCTGTCGCCGATTACGTTTGCGACCATGCGAAGTGAGCTTCCAGCCGTTGTTTTGCCAGCGGATTACATATCCAGCTAACTCCGTTCCGCCGATCTTGCAGTTCGCGCCTCCCTCGGAAACCTTCACGACTGCGTGAATGTCCTCGCGCATGATCTCTTCGGGAAGAGAGTTGCTTTTCGGCGTTGGCGTTTGCCGGTCCTTCTTCGCGGAAGCCGCGGCATTCGCCTTGATCGCCGCAGTTGCAATCGCTCCGCCTTTGCTAAGGGCGTTTGCCAGGATTTTGGTCTGGGTCTTTATCGAGAGCCCGGAAAGAGCCACGTCAAGAGCCTTTGTGTCGACGGAAAATGCAAGCTCATCGGCCATCAGTTGCTGTCCTCATCGACAATCTTGGTTGCAATGCGCACCTTGCGATTCCTGTGCATCACGTTGTCGACGGCCTGAATTTCATAGAGATCTCCGGCAAAGGAAATACGCTGGCCGGGCTCGACAATCACGTCTATGCCTGGCCAGCGGATCGTGAACATCTCCGATGAATCAGAAGTGCGCACGTTGTCACTAAACGACGCCTTGTACGCTGCTGATCCTGCACCTTCCACCTTGGCTCTAGTCGTGAGAACGTTTGACCAGGCCGCGACGGGCTGCCCCGCGCTGTCCGCTGTCGACGTTTCGCTCTGAATCGTAATGGAGTGGCGCAATTCGCCAGCCGCTATGTAAAGAGGGTCAAATCCCATCGCTACACCACCGATTCAAGATCTGGACACTCAAACGCGTACAGATCCAGCAACTCAGCGACACCAAACGGAATCGACTTCGGTGCCGAAGGGTTCGCGGCCTCCGGGCAGTTATACCAATGCGAGGCGAGCATCAAGATAGACAGCGCAATCGACTGCGGCAAAGTGCTGACGTAGTAGTTTGCACTACAACTGGAGCCTGCTTGAGACGACGAAAAGACGAATTCGCCATTGTCAAAGGTGTAACTGACATCATTTCCAGAGGCGTCCGTTACGCCGACGATGCCGACGGGGGTTTGCCGAGGCGCATAGGTGAACGGGGCGCTGGAGGGCACAGTAAATGCCTCCGGCGCCGTGATTGGCTTCGCATAAGACCCGGAGATGAAATCCACCTTGACCGATCCCGGCTGATATAGCGTAGCGGTTGGCCAGAAAAAACCTGCCGTTGGCACAATTCGCGCTGGTTCGCTCGATCGATCAACGTAATAGCCTGTCGCCGGCACAATCTGCGCCGCGCCACCCTGATCCGCATAGCCAATCGACTGCACAGACAGGCATCGCGGCCGAGGAAGTGCAATCGTCATACCGCCATAGACACCATTGAAGAACATCCAGTCATTGCGCATAGCAGGATTCACTGTCGGACTGAACGTCGCTACCGGAAAGTGATCGAGCGTCATGCGCCACGACTGCGGAAAGAAGGCCCGGCGCGTGTATTTTTCGGCATACTCTCTCGCTGCAATACCGTAGAGAGTCAGGATGGCATCGTCATTCGTAAAGGAAGCATCAACGCGACATTGCTGCTTAATCTGCGCAAGAGATACAGGCTCAGCAATGGGCAGCCCCGTGAGATGAAACGACAAAATCATGTAGGCGACACCTCTCAGAGAAAGAAATCGGGGCGACAAAAGCCGCCCCGCATGACCCTACTTGCAGGTGCAGGCAACAACCGGAGGAGTGGTCGTGCTGGCCTGCGTACTGATACCGCCGACACGGCAGAAGCCGACAAAACCGACCTCATAGCTGGCCGCATAGCGCTCATTCAGACGAATGATCTGCAGGCCGGGGTTCTGCTGACGGAAGCGATACGCCGACTTGAAGTCGCCAAAAAGAAGCGGCACATTGCCGGTAGCCAGGCTGGGCATCTGGGTGACCAACTTCACGGGCTTGCCAAGGATAGTTCCGACGAATCCCTGCGTCGCGTCGCCCAGGCCGGGAAGAAAGAGCGGGCGGCTGTTGGCGTCGGTGAGGCCAAGGACGCTTGCGAGCACAGCGTTATTCATTGCCCAGATTGCATTGGTCTGATAGGCCGGATCGAGCGCGGCAATGGCCGAGGTGAAATCGCTGTAGCCAATCTTTGCCGTCGCCGAGCTGGTAAAGCCCTCGGTGTAGGCCGCCGCCAGCGAAGCTACCGTGCCCGAATCACCGTTATAGATCAAGCTCGAAGAGCCGCGAAAATAGCGCTTGCCAAACTTGTCACGCAGCCAGGCCTCAATATCGAAGCCAGCATCAGACAGAAGCCCCATATCAACCTTGACAACGCCCGTTGTGAAGGTGTCCACCTGCAAGAGCTTGCTCGTGGTCGTCGGATCGGTCTCGTCGGCATCCTTGCCAACGGTGACCGAGGTCAACCCATTGGAAGTATCGTCGTCGAGCATAACCTTGATCGGATCGCCATTGTCTGTTTTCTGCACGTCCACGATGTTGTAGAGCTCACCGTAGCTCTTTTGCGCGGAGATAATTGCCGAATCAAACTGCTGTGGAATCATCACGGCGCCGGTTGCACCCACGGTCAAGTCGCGACTCTCGACCTGGCCGGTCCGCATGAAGCTGCGGAAGCTGGCCGTGATCTGGCGCTTGCGCTCTTCAATATTTTCGGCGGCAGCAGCAGATTCGCCAGGCACAGGACGGGCGGGGCGGTTCTGGATCGAGCGCTGCTCCGCCTCGTGACGCTCAACAGCCTCCAGGCGGGTAATGTCGGCGTCAATGGTGGCCACGTCGGCCAGCATGGTGTCAAACTTACTGCGCTGCTCGGACGTGATCGTCTCAGCGCTCATGATGACCGATGCGTCGGTCATCAGCTTGTTTTTGCGTTCGCGAAGCTCTTTGAGCGTCATGCGAATACCTCGATTGGAATTTGGCGCAGAGACAATCGCCGCTGCATGTGGCGACCTCACGGCAACAAGGCGCACGAGTGCGGTCGAGCGCAGCCAGCAAGTGGCACGTCCGCCTTGTGTATTGCAAAAATCGATGTGGGCTACTTGGCCTTAGCCAACGCCAGCATCATTTCCATGCGCTGGCGCTGCTCGGCACTGATCGGCCTGCTGCGCTGTTGCTGGCAACACGACTCGCAGTTCTCGTCATCGCAGTCCGGATCAGAGCAGAGGTCACAATTTCCATCCTGGCACTGCGCGCACTGGCAAAGACAAGCGGAATCGTCATCCGTGTAACGATGCTCGAGGCGCGAGCGATACTCAACAGGGCACGAGTCTGGCAATGACCGTACACCGGCCGTTGTCGAGGCGAAAGCCGGATATGTGACAGGGGAAACGTCAAAGAGTTCAGAGATCTCGAGAATGCGCCGCGTGATTGACCCGTCTTCGTTGTCTGTCCACTGATCGCGCGACACGATGTACGAATAGGACGACTGCGAAACATCGCCGCGCTGCATGGAGACCATCAGATCGCGTGCCAACTGCGTGTCGGGAGGATCGATGCTGTACGCCAGACCGCGAGCGTCGATTGTCAGCTTTAGCGTGTTCGCAACCGTTCGACCGAGGATCAGATTGGGATCGTGGTTGAACAGAGCGCGCACGTCGGGGCGCGATGTCATCACCTTATCGAACGCGTGTGGATCTACCATTTCGATCCACCCCATATCTTCACTGGCACTATCGAAAAGCGCAGCGTATCCAGCAATCTGCGGCTTATCGCTTTCCTGCGAAACCCGGAATTCATGCGAAACGAAACGACGCTCAGGCTTATGCTGCGGCATTGAGATTCCTTTCAGCGAGCGCCGCGCCGGCCTCGCGATAGACGGTGTAGGTGATGGAACTGAGAGCTTTGCGCAGTTCGACGCTGGCGATCTCGTCGCGCGCTTCGATCTGCCATTCGATAGCGCGTCGCGCTACGCCACGCACGTACTCGCACCGGCCCTTGTCTGTG